CCAAAGCTCGCCTGCTGTAAAGCGTTCAGACTTCATGCCAGAAATTCCTGAGATTGGTATTGGAGCGGTAAACGTGCCAGTTATCCCGGCTTGGCGCAGTATGCCGCCTCAAAGCATTCCAACTGAACCGCCAGTTACTTTGCAGCTTGGCTTTCCAGTTATCCAAGTGCCTGGTTGCGTTGAGTCTCGCAATACACAGCCAGGTAACGAAAAGGCTTACGACAACGACCCAAAGGGCAACTTTGTGGTTTGTGATGGAACGATGCCTTCATTTAGGCCATTGGATTTTTCACCAGCGTTGCAACCGCCTGAAGGTGTAAAGCCGCCAAAGCTAGATACTGGAGAGGATAAGCCGAAAGAGCAGCCTAAAACTCAATCGGCCGTAAACCCCCTGCCAGCTGCTTACCCTGGCATTCCTATATTACCGGAAGAATTGCCTTGTCCACCCCCTGATGCAATTCCTATAGGAGCAAAAAATAAATTACAAACCGCTGTGATCACTGGTTATGAACTGGTTGATGGCAAGTGCGAGCCACAGCTTGAGTTATTGCCTGTAGCAAAGATTGTCGGTAACTATTTACCTGGAGCGCCTGTCGTCATGACAACTGCAGCAATTGCAGCAGTAGCAACAACCAGTGCCATCGTTGCAAAACCTTTAGGCGACATCCTGCTTAAGGCAGTCAAACCAGCTGTAAAAAAGACAATTAAGAAGATCAAGGAAAAGCTAGGCAAGAAAGTGGTTATTGAGTCTGCTTTTGAGCGTCGGAAGGGTCAACGCGCTTTGCGGAAGTAGGAATTGAATGTGTGTGGGGCGGTATGACTCCAGGTGGATTAACTAGGACTACATCAGCGCAGATAGAAGCGTAAGGCGAGTCAGGATGAAACATGACGCCTTCTTTCATAAGGTTGGCGCAGTTCTTCAATCTTGCGATTTCGTAGTTCAGCCTTTTATCTGCCAAGGTTGCATCTAGTAATGCGACTTGCTTTTCTGCTGCTGCTCTGCATGTTCTGACGTGTGAGCGGTCAAGCGGCACTGAAATCGTTGCTGTAATGCCGCCATTAATTGAGAAGTTTGTTTTCTGACCCGTTCTAACTGGTTTATAGAAAAGGATAGTGCCCGGATTGTCGGGCCTGCCATCTGGAATGGCATTACCTTCCGAATCAAACGCGCCAACAATATCGAGAGTGTCATAAACCGGGTCTGCATAGTGAGCCTCGTAAGGATCAGACCAGCCTGTTGTTGTGCTTATGAATGGATTGATATTTAGTGTGGCACCTTGACAGCTAATGCCACCACCGTAAGTGTTTGTAAATTGCCTAGAAGGCACGACTTGCACAGCTTGATTAGTAACTGAACCGCTACTGTTTGCTACTGGTGCTGCTGTACTACTTACTTGCGCTTGCACTGGAGCGGAAAGCGTCAAAAGCGTTGCTAGGACTCGCTTCATTGCGTAAACGTACTTGTAGTTTCCGTGAGAGATTCAATGTCTGTTTCACGGTTGATAAGCGTATGATTTACAAGTCCTGGACCTTGGAGCGTTTCAACAAACTGAAAAGATGCACCTTGATTAACGATGCTCCACTTTGGCTTTGATGCTGGATCTAGCCCGCGCCAAACACTAGAAATGCCATTCACAACGTTAGTTGTTGTGCTGATGCTCATTGGAGCAATTGTGGTATCAGGCTCAATGTTTGTTCCGCTAACGCTTAGCTCATAGCCAGTGCGATATTCGTATGAGTTTATGACTTCAGTGACTTTAGTCTTAGTTGTCGTTGTAGAAGACAGAACACCCTGCTGAAAATTCGGAACAACAGGCACTGCCTTTGTTGGAGCGGCAAAAAGAATCAGCGAGAAAACAAGCCAATACCAAAGCATCACTTGATCGTTAGTTCTTGAATAACTTGACCGATTGCAGTTGTACCCGCTCCACCAGCAGTAATCGTTAAAGCACCATCAGTTGCAATTGTTCCAGCAAGCGTTCCAGCTACACCGGCCGAAGTTGTGGTTGTGTTGCCAAAAATAGGCAATGCAGGAACTACTCCGGCGGTAACTGTTGTTGAGAGGACTGTCGGAACATCATCGCCTTCTGTATAGTTTTCG